AAAATAAAAAAATAAATAGAAAATAAAAAAATAAATTATTCAAATAATTCATGATGTGTCCGTGGAACAAAATGTTTCACGTGAAACATAGATGCGTGGAACATATGTTTCACGTGAAACATAACTATAGAAAGGAGTGATTCTATGGCAGGTAAGCCTATGAAATCAAAAGGGAAAGATCGTGAGATTTTCCGCAAAACTGCTGATCGGACAAAGAAGATGAATGTCCGTCCGTTATTATATCGTGGAGGTATTAGATTATGAGAAATGGTATTGTTGATGTAGTGTATTGTTTCTATGATGAAGTGAGTAATAATGCTATGCAGTATTATGTACTGCCTGGTGTTGAGTGGTCAGAACGTGTGTTTAAGAGCCTTGTTTCTCAGATTGCCGTTGGTGAACCTAAAGAATATTCGTTCCGTTTGGTCGGTCGTTTCGATGGTGTTGAGTTTCTTGATAAAGAGAAAGTTTTGACGGAAGCTAATGAAGTTGGTATTTCTGTACCTGAAATTCTGCGAGGTGATGAATATGTCGAAAAAGTGGCTGACAATGTATGATGTATATGAAAATCCTGTTCCAGTGGAAAGTAACCCTGGAACAGTCATTCGTGAAGAGTATAAGTTATCCGTAGGTAAGGATGGTCGTAAGTGTCTTACTAAGATTCGTGATATTGATATATCCGCATATATTAACAGTTATGCTCCTGGTTGCGATATGGCTGTTATTTTGGATAAGCTACAGGCTGGATTAATTTCTACTGATTTTGATGAAAATAATTGTGTGGATCTATCTATGATGCCGAAAGATGTTGTGGATGCAATGCAGAAGACAAGGCAGTTCCGTGAGAGTTTCTCTGAGTTTCCACCTGAGGTGCAGGAGTTGTTTAATTATGATTCTAATCTGTTTATTCAGAGCTTTCTTGATGGTAATCTCGAATCTGCTCTTGATTCTCTTCGTAAGCCGGATCCTAAGCCGGATCCTAAGCCGGATCCTGATCTGGATTCTGGCTCTGGTAAGAAAGTTGGTGATGAGTAGTGGAAGGTTTACTTTTTGCTATGTTTTTCCTGATCCTTATGGATCTTGGACTTAATATTTATAGTCTAGTGTTGATTGCATCAGACTACAGAAAGGATGGTGAGTAAGTTGGCATTTTCAAAAAATCTGATTGATGCTAACAGTTATTTTTCAACGTATAAGAGTGATCTGGAAAGACCTCGTTCTCGGTTTGATAGATCGTCTTCGATCAAGACTTCGTTTAATGTTGGCGATCTCGTTCCGTTTTATCTTGATGAGGTTCTACCTGGTGATACATTCGACGTAGAGACTTCTTTCGTGACTCGTTTGCAGACTCTTATCACTCCTCCAATGGATGATCTGTTTTTGGATACTTATTACTTTTTTGTTCCGTCCAGACTTTGTTGGACGCACTGGAAAGAATTCATGGGAGAGTCTACTTCTGCTTGGACATCTGATGTAGAATATCAAGTTCCTCAGTTGACGTTCTCTAAGTCTGATAAGACCGTTTTGCAGAAATCTCTGCTTGACTATTTCGGTGTTCCAATTAATCCCGATGGTGTTCTCTCTGTTAGTAGATTACCGATCAATGCGTACAACTTGATCTGGAATGAATGGTTTCGTGATGAGAATCTCCAGGATGAAATCCTCGTTGATATTGATGATGGTAATGTAGAGTTTGATAAAACCAACTCTGCGAAAGGTGGAGCTCTATTAAAAGTAAATAAATTACATGATTATTTTACAAGTGCGTTACCGCAACCTGAGAAAGGTGCTGACGTTACTATTTCTTCTCTGTTTGGTGATATTCCTGTAGTTACTCGTAAAGATAATTCTAATAGATCTACTGTTCCATTAACTTTTAATTTTGCTGGTCAGCCTGAATTTAATTTTGAGGATGGTAAAGGATATGATTTAGGTCTCAAAGGTAATAATCCTCTTTTACCCGGTTTTAAGAAAGCTTACGCTACTATTTCTCCTAAGAGTTATAATACTATTGATTCTTCTACTTTTCCATCTGATCTCGATCTTACTCCTAGCAATCTTTTTGCGGATGCTAGTAGTTCTGATTATTTAACTGTAAACAGTCTTCGTCTTGCTTTTGCTACTCAGCAGATGCTTGAAACTGACGCTCGTTCTGGATCTCGTTATATTGAACTGTTGCGTGGTCATTTTGGCGTGATCTCTCCTGACGGTCGCTTACAGCGTCCAGAGTTGCTTTCGGCTAATCGTACTCGTATCAATGTGCATCAGATCGTACAGCAGTCAGAGTCCAATACGACTCCGCTTGGTACCACTGCAGCGATGTCATTAACTTCTAATACGGATAACAGTTTTGTGAAATCTTTCACAGAACATGGTTTTGTTATTGGTGTTATGTGCGCTCGTTATAATCATACATATCAGCAAGGTTTACAGCGTATGTGGTCTCGAAAGAATCGCTTAGATTATTATTTCCCGATTCTTGCTAACATTGGCGAACAGCCTATTTATTCTCGTGAAATCTATTATGATAATGATGGATCTGGTAGTCTTGACGATGTTTTCGGCTATCAGGAAGCTTGGGCAGATTACCGCTACAAAACCAGTATTGTTACTGGAGAAATGCGTTCTGGTATTAGTAATAGTTTGCAATCTTGGCATTTTGCAGATTATTACGCTAAGAAACCAACACTTTCTTCTGCTTGGATTCAAGAAGATAAGACGAATGTAGATAGAACACTTGCGGTTACTTCTAAACTTGCCGATCAGATCTTCGGTGATTTTTATGTTAAGAACTTAACTACAAGAGTTATGCCAGTTCATTCTATACCGGGCTTGCGCACTCTGTAACACTGCAGAACATTGTGTAATGCTCATGCTTAATTATATGTCACACAGGGACAGATGATCTCATCTGTCCTTGATTACTATTTAGTACGAGACAGGCAGTCTGTCAACTTCCTTTTTTTGTATAAAAAAAGGTGGTTTACAGGCTGAATGGCTTGTACTACTTCCCCACGAAAGGAGATACTATGAATAATGATCAACTTGCTAACCAGCTTTCCAACATTGCTTCACAAAATACTGCAAAATCTCAGGAATTCGCTCGTGAAGAAATGCGCTTCAATGCTGATGAAGCGCAAAAAAACAGAGACTGGCAAGCTCAACAGTCTGCAACCGCGCATCAAAGAGAGGTTCTCGATCTTCAAAAAGCTGGACTTAATCCCGTGCTTAGTGCTGGTGGTTCTGGCGCACAAACTGGTTCAGGCGCTACCGCGTCTGGTGCTAAAGGTGAAGTTGACAACTCCGTTGTCCCTGCATTGACAAGTATTATTGTTAATCAGCAGAATAATGCTAATCAACAAGCTATTGCTCAGATGCAACGTGATGCTACTTTGGAAGCCGCTCGTATTAATCAAGCTACAGCTTTACAAGCCGCTAATATTCAAGCTGAGGCTTCTCGGTTCGCTAGTCTTAATTCTGCTAACGCTTCTCGTTACGCGGCTAATATGAGTTCTGCCGCATCTCGTTATGCTTCTCAGATGGGTTATGCTGGCACTAAGTATAGCAGTAACAAGAGTTCTGGTGCTTCTCGATATGCTACTAATGTGAATTCAAAGACCACAAAACGTGGTCAGAATATGGGTCTGCTTGGCAGTCTTGCAGGCTCAGCCGCTGGATTGCTTGGCAAAATTTTCGGGTAGCCGATACCCCGACCAGTTACGTACTTGATGTAACTGGTCGGAGTGACACCAAAAATAGTTATCCGCTCAGGATAACTCAAACTATAGCCATCGGATGTGCGGTAGCATGTTCGATGATGTGCTCAAAGTATGTTTCGCTTGAAACATAGAAAGGATTTAAATTATGGCTTGTTATCATCCCCTTAGAGGTGCTTATACTAATGCTCTCACAGAGTCTGGAAAAAGAAAGGTTAAGGTTTTCCCGTCTGCTACTACTGGTAATAAATATGTATACCAGAATCGTACTAAACCAGATGTGTTTGCCACATCTGACCATATGTTCGATATTGGAACATGGAGACAGCTAGATACGTTCCTCATTCCGTGTGGACAGTGCATCGGTTGCCGTCTTGATTATTCTCGTCGTTGGGCAACTCGATTGATGTTAGAGTTGCAATGCCATGAAACTGCGTTTTTTCTTACATTAACTTATGATGATGAACATATTAAGCGTGGTTCTAAAGTTGCTTACACGCTGGATCCTGAGGATGTTCAGCTTTTTATGAAAAGGCTTCGTAAAGAACAGTCTACGAGGACTGATAAAAAAATAAGATTTTTTCTTGCTGGTGAGTATGGATCTGAAACTCATCGTCCTCACTATCATTTGATTGTATTTGATTGGATACCGCCGGAGAATGATCTTGTTTTTCTCAAAAACTCATTCGCTGGCAATAAATATTGGTATTCGATTACACTTAATAAACTGTGGAAATATGGCTATAATGTTGTCGCTGATGTTTGCTGGAAATCATGTGCTTATGTCGCTCGTTATATTTTAAAAAAACATAAAGGTACTGATTCTAATGTTTACGAGGATCTCGGAATCGAACCTGAGTTCTCTCGCATGTCAAGAAAGCCCGGTATCGGCAAAGAGTATTATGACTCTCATGCTAAAGATATGCTTGATCAAGGTTATGTGCAATTACCGGATGGTTTGACCGCTCCTGTTCCGCGATATTTTGATCCGTTTTTTGAGCGTGATTTTCCGAAAGAATTTGAACAAATGTCTGAAAATCGTGTTGAAACTGCCAAGATGTCGGAAATTATTGCCAAACTGGCAAACGCCAACGATTTTG